TGTTAACTTAGATGGCACATCAGAAGTATATTTCTTAGAAGAAGGAAGAGATGGATACTATGAAATTAAGTTCGGTGATAATATTATTGGTAAGAGACCGGGTAATGGTAACACTATTACTATAGAATATGCTACAATAACATCGGGTGCTGATGTGAATGGTGCTACGGTATTTACTATGACTGATTCACTTGTTGGTAACACTGATGAAACAATTACATTAGTTAGTAAAGCTGTTGGTGGTGCTGCAAGAGAAACCAGAGAAGCAATTAAATTTAATGCACCTCTTGCTCACATATCTCAGAACAGAGCTGTTACACCTGATGATTATAAAACAATTATTAAAAACGAATTTGCTGATGTCGAAGCTGTTGCTGTATGGGGTGGAGAAGACAATGACGTACCAGATTATGGTAAGGTCTATGTCTCGATTAAACCTCTATCGGCTGAAGTATTAACAGAAGCACAAAAGACTACAATTAAAACAAATATTCTTAAACCTAAAAACGTTGTGTCTATCACTCCGGTCTTAGTTGATCCTGAGTATACATACATTGATTTAGAAGTTTTCTTTAAATATAATCCTAACCTAGCTACAGTAACTGCATCCGGTCTTTCAACTGCAATAAGGAATACACTTGTGACACATAACAATGATGTACTTAAAAGCTTTAATGGTGTATATAGAGATTCAAATGTTGTCAAGAAGATTGATGATACTAATATTGCTATCATATCTAATATCACTCGTGTGAAGATGACAAAGAAGATCACACCAGTACTTGGAGAAGCAACTAAATATACACTTAAGTTTAATCAAGCATTAACTGATTTAGATGCTACTACAGGTACTACTGGTTCTTACGTGACATCAACTATATTTACATTTGCTGGTTCACAAGCAAAGCTTAAAGATTTCTATGATAGTTCAAGTGATACAAGAATTATTCAAATAGTTGATACATCTAATTTAGTATTAGCTACAAATGTTGGTGATGTGAATGAAGAAGATGGTACAGTCACTCTTAACTCATTCCAACCAACTGGATTACCTACAGGACAAACTACAATCGATGTGACGGTTAAACCAGCATCGTCTGATGTATCACCTACAAGAAATGTATTGTTAACTATTAACACCTCAACAGCTATAATTACTGGCGAGATAGATACTATGGCAACTGGCGGTACAACTGCTGGAATCGATTACACTACGGTAAGTAACTAATGGCAAACGGACTTGGAAAATATAATATATCGTCTTATATAGATGAACTAGTACCGGATCATGTAGAATCTAAATATCCTGATCTAGTTAATTTTCTTAAGACATATGCATTATATTTAGAGCGTTCAAATCAATCAGGATTTTATCTAAATGCTTTAGATATCCAAAGAGATATTGACTTTGTAGAAGATAACCTACTTACTGAATTACAGAACGAAATTGGTATTGCGGTACCAAGAGACTTTGCTACAAACCCAAGGATGTTCTATAAGAGACTTGTTGAATTCTATAAGTCACGTGGTACACCTGAATCAATCACATCATTCTTTAGAATGATATATGATGACGATGTAGAAACATATTTTCCATTCGTGGATGTACTCATTCCATCTGATGGTGATTGGACAGATCAAACAACAGCTGTTATAGCAAATAGAACTGGATTTACACCTAGGAATACATTTACAATATCTGGTACACCTACTGAAATTACTGGTAATAACGATAATGGTACTGCTGCATTCTTTGATGATGATATTGTATTTGTAAATAATGCATTACAAACACCAGTTACAGATTATACTGAAACAGTTTATTCAGATACAACTACTAAATACAAGTTAACATTTACAAGTGCATTAACAAACGGTGATGTAATAAATACATATTCTCGAGGATTATTTACTACAGCAAATGGATTCTTATCAAATAAAAAATTCTTACAGGATTCTTATTACTATCAACAGTTTTCATATGTATTAAAAACAGGTAAGAATGTATCTGATTGGAAGAATGCATTTACAAGATTAGTCCATCCAGCAGGATTTAAGTTCTTTGGTGAGATTGTAATCTTAGTGAAGCTACTTACATCATCGAATACACAAGCACAATATGGTAATTTACCAGCTGCTCCAGGATTAAATTCAATTAACATTGGTGCATTCCAAGTTGGACCAGTAAGTTTTGATAGTCACATATTAGAGAAATCGTATACTCACTTTACAAATGGAAGTTCAGAGCTGAGTAAGATAGGTATGCAGAATCATTGGGATAATATGAAGTTTAGATATTTAGGTCCGAACTCAGATTTAGCTCATTGGACACTGCAAGATAGTATAAATAACAATATAAGTACACAATTCGGCATGGGTGGAAACAACTCACTCGTAATAACATAAAAGAGGAAATAAAATGGCAGCAATAATCACAAGTAAGTTTAGACTGGATACAACAAATAAGTTTGTCCAGAGTCTTAGTGATAATCAATTCTACATGGCTTTGGGAAGACCTAATCCATGGACACCAAGTGATGCGGTACCGGACACCCCATATGAAAATGACTACGCTAATAATACTTTGTGGGAAAACATGTTCGCCATGAAGAAAGTTGCTAGCACAGACATTATTCACAGTTCCCCAAGAAACCTATGGGTTTCAGGTACTACATATGTAGAATATGATGATCGCGATACAAACATAGAAAGCAAAGTATACCACGTTATCACAACAAATAACAATGTGTATATGTGCTTAAAGGCAGGAGCAGGAGCTTCTTCAACAGATCCAGATGCAACTGGTGTTCAAACAACTGGTGTTATTAACCATAGTGGTTCAGATGGTTACATATGGAAATATATGTTCACAGTTAATACAACCAATGCTTCTAAATTTTTAACATCATCATTTATACCGGTGTTAAACATTAAAGAAAATCCAGGTTCTGGAGATCTTGCATTAGCAAATCAATGGGCTGTACAATCAAATGCTGTTGATGGCGCAATCTATAATATGAAGATCACAACTGCAGGAACTGGATATACATCAGCTCCTACAATAACAATTGCAGGTGATGGTGCAAGTGCTACAGCTACAGCTACAGTTTCTGGTGGAGCTATCACAGGTATCACAATGACTAACGTTGGTACAGGATATACTCACGCTACTGTCACAGTAACGGGTGGTTCAGGTTCTAATGGTGCAGTCAGACCAGTCATTGGCCCTAAGGGTGGATTTGGTGCAGATCCTACAAATGATTTACGTTCACACTATGTAACAGTTAATACTGTATTTACTGGTGATGAGTCAGGTTCAATTCCTGATTCAAATGACTTTAGACAAATAGCTCTCTGCAAAAACCCTATTGAGAAAGCAAATGAGACCGCAGTGATCTCAGCTACTAACTCAATGGTTGTAGGTAACTTCTATAAGATCTTAACGAAAGGTAATACTACAGATGCTAACTTCGTAACAGCAGGTTCCACGAGTGGTAATCCAGTTGTTGGTGAAGTATTTAAAGCTATTGCAACAACAATATCTGGTTCAAGCACAGGTACTATTGCACAAGTTGCAGAAGCAAGTGCATACAATACATGTAAGAGTGTAACAATACCTGCTTCATTAGCTAGTACATATGTTGCTGACTTTGCATTTGAAGGTCATACTGGTGGTACGGTTGGTGCTAAAGGTATAGTTGTAGAATATAATAACACAAGTGGTGTATTACATTATATACAAAATGAATCTACAGGGTTCGGTACATTTACTACTTCACATTTGACAAGAGCAACAGGTTCATCTGGTGCTGGTAATCAAATCTCAGCGGTTGCTGCACCTTTAGTTAATCATGATTCTGGTGATGTAATGTTTATAGAGAATAGAACGGCAACAAGTCGTGGCACAGGTCAGGTAGAAACAGTAAGATTAGTAATCGCATTTTAAATAGGATAGACACATGGCAATTTCATTTAACGTAGAACCATATTATGACGACTTTGAATCGGTCGCATCGGGCAATACACTCAGCCCGAAAGAACAATATCAAAGGATATTATTTCGTCCAGGTAAGGCAATACAAGCTAGAGAATTAACTCAGCTTCAAACACAACTTCAAAACCAAATATCTGCACACGGTACTCATGTATTTAAGGACGGTTCGGTTGTTGTTCCTGGTGCGGTGCATCTACATAATAAGATTGACTATATTAAATTAGATTCGGTTAACTCTTATTGTGATACTGTTGCTGAATTAGTTGGTACTGAATTTACTGATGGTACTAACGTAGCTAGGGTTGTTCATGCTACACTAGCATCTGGTTCTGATCCTATTACGATATTTGTTAAATACATATCTGGTACTACGTTTGCAGATAATGCAACAATCACGGATGGAGCTAATAAGTCAGCCGAAGTTAAAGCTTCTGCTGCTACAGGATTTGGTTCAATTGTATCTATCGAAGATGGTATCTATTACATTAAGAAACATTTTGTAGCAGTTAAAGCAAGCACAATTATATTATCTAAATATACAACAAATGTTTCATTCGATATAGGTTTACTTGTCACTGAATCCCTTGTCAGTTCAGGTACAGATGCATCATTAAATGATAATGCTACAGGTACACCTAATGAGTCAGCTCCAGGTGCACATCGTTATTCTATTACAGCGGTATTATCTTCGCAAGCAGTTAATGCAACAAGTGGTAACTTTGTTCTTATCGCACGATTAGAAGACGGTTACATTACAAAGAATGCAGCGACTGCAGACTATAATCACCTTGCAGATGAATTAGCACGTAGAACATTTGATGAATCAGGTAACTACTATGTTAATCCATTTAAAGCTCTTGTAAAAGATTATACTAAAATTACAACTGCAGGATCTTTTATAACAGGCACTGAATATAAGATTTCAACAGTAGGCACTACTAACTTTACATTAATTGGTGCATCAGCTAATACTGTAGGACTTGTATTTACAGCTACAGGCGCTGGTTCTGGTACAGGAACTGCAGTCGATCAAACTAAATTAACTCTTGGTGTTGAACCATCAAAAGCTTATGTAAGAGGTTATGAGATAGAGACACTAAATACTACTAATGTAGATATTGATAAAGCAAGAACATCAGAATTAGCTACAGATAAAGTTACAGAGATTACTCATAATAACTTTATTGAAGTCACTGCCTTAGTTGGTACACCTGATATTACTACATTCGGTAGATTATCAATAACAAATGGTTCTACACAAATTGCTACAGCAAGACCTCGTTCAATAGAACGCGTTTCAATTGCTTCAGGTAATGGTGGAAACTCTACTGATAGATTTAGAATTCATATATTTGACTTTGTTCAAGTTCATGCATCATTAACTATGACTAATGCTACACACTTAATTGCATTTGATGAAGATGGTTCTGGTGAAGTAGCTGAAGATTTTGCAGCAACAATTGCAACAAGTGGTACTAAGCATAATATAGGACCGGATAGTTTAATATATAAGTTACCATACGACAGAATTAAAACTTGTAATAGTGTAACTGATGGTGGTACTCCTGACTTTAACTATCGCTTTGAAACAAATCGTATTATTGCTGCGGGTGGTGCTGTATCGGGTGGTTCAGCAACATTTACAACAACTGTTACAGGTGAAGTATTTGGTACAAAAGCTAATAACACAAATTGGATTCTTATTAATGATACTGATGATACCGCTGGCGGTATAGCAGTTGATGTATCAAATATTACTTTAAATTCTGGAAGCACTACAGCAACGATAACTGTTGGAACAACACATAATGGTGATACTGTTAGATTGATTGCACCATTTATAAGAACAGGAACACACAAGAGTAAAACACTAAGTTCAAATACTGCTGTAGCATTTAATGCTAGCACAGACTTTACTGGTGCTGGTCAAGCACTTGGACATGCGGATGTACATGAATTAGTATCAGTTGTTGAGACTTCTGGTTCTGCTAATGTTACTGAACATTTTGAATTAGATAACGGGCAACGAGATGACTTTTATGATCTTGGTCGTGTTAAATTAAAAACTACATCAAACTATGCAGCTACTAAAGCACTTACCGCTACATATAAATATTTTATACATGGTGCTACTGGCGACTTTTTTACAGTTGATTCATATACAGGTATTATTGATTATGAAGATATTCCTAAACAAAGCGGAATAGAATTAAGAAGTGCTGTTGACTTTAGACCACGCATAAGTAATGCTGGCGCAAACTTTGATACTACAGGTGGTAATTTGTCTGTCGCACCTACAAGGTTTACTCAATTTGAAACTGATATTCAATTTTATTTACCAAGAATAGATAAAGTATATTTAAATTCTAAAGGGGTATTTGGTGTTGCAGCAGGTGTTCCGGCACGTTACGCTGAAGAGCCAGATGTTCCAAATGATTCAATGCATTTATATACGCTTAATGTTCCTGCGTATACATTAACTGCAGATGAAGTAACTATTAAATTTATGGATCATAGACGTTATACTATGCGTGACATTGGTCGTATCGATAAACGTATTGGCCAAATAGAATATTATTCAGTTCTTTCATTCCTAGAATCAGAAGCACAGAATAAACAAATTTTAGACGGAGCACTTAATCCAAGATGGAAGTCTGGTTATTTAGTAGATGCATTTGCAAATACACGTGTATCTAACTCACTATCTCCTGAATATAGAGCTTCAGTTGATATGTTAAGCCGTGAGTTACGACCTGGATTTGCACAAGGTAATGCTGCATTGGCACATACTGTTTTAGATGCAGCTTTAAATACTGTTAAAACAGGTGACTTAGTTACATTGCCATATACTCATTCTGCAATAATAACACAAGGACAATATTCTGGTAGTATTAATGTTAATCCTTATGATGTATTTAACTGGACTGGTTCTATTAAACTAACTCCTTCTACTGATGAGTGGAGAGATGTTGATAGAAGACCAGAGGTTGTAATTAATAATGACGCTGAGTTTGATGCGATGATGAACAACCTAGAGCCTCAGGTAGGTACTGTATGGGGTGAATGGTCAACTAACTGGACTGGAAGACGTTGGGTAGGACAGGGTCGTAATGAGACTTTAATTGATACAGGTACTTCTACAAGAACAGGTGTTACACAATCTATTGAAGTGCAAACATCAAGGTTTAGTGTTGGTGATCGTATAGTAGAGGTTAACTTTGTTCCATTCATGAGAACTAGATTAGTTGAATTTGAAGCAACTCGTCTAAAGCCTGGAATGACAGTATATGCATTCTTTGATGGTGTATCTGTTGCAAGCTATGTTAAAGAGGGGTCGTATTCATATGAGCCTCTTGTAGGTATCAACTCAGTTACTGCTCACCCTGGTGGTGCAGGGCCATTAACAACTGATGCAAACGGTGCAGTGTCTGGTACATTCCTTATACCAAATAACTCTGCACTTAACTTTAAGACGGGTGAAAAAGAATTTAAACTAACACAATCATCTACTAACGATGATGAGTTAACTGAAACATCAGCTACAGCAATGTATAATGCTACTGGATTAATTGAAACAAGAGAAAATGTAATTGTTTCAACAAGAACTCCGGTTCTACAAAGAAGAGAGGCAAGTGAATCGGTAAGTGCTCAAAGAACTGTACGAAGAGTTACATGGGGTGATCCATTAGCACAATCAATACTACTTGATAAAGCTGCATTTGTTACTAAGTTAGATCTTTATTTTACTACGAAAGATGCTGCTATACCTGTACAAATACAGATACGTGAAATGGTAAATGGATTCCCAACACAAAAGATTGTACCATTCTCTGATACAACACTTAATCCTGGATCAGTTAGTACATCAGGTGCAACAACGTTTACATTTGAATCACCTGTATATTTACAGGATGGTGTAGAATATGCAATTACTGTTATATCTAACTCAAACAAGTATAATGTACGTTACGGTCAGATTGGTGATGAAGATCAGAATGGTAATAGAATATCACAACAGCCATATGCTGGTGTATTATTTAAATCACAAAATGCTTCAACATGGACTGCTGATCAAAACAAAGACTTAATGTTTACATTACATCGTGCGGTATTTAGTACTACAGCGAAGACAGCTATATTAAGAAACTCTACTCTACCTTCAAGAGCATTAGTTAATAATGCAATTACAACAACTAGTAGTTCGCAAAATATTACTGTGGCTCATAGAGATCATGGAATGGTTGTAGGTGAATCAGTTACTTTGGCTGGACTCACGGCTACACTTAATGGTCATACTACTACACATTTAAATAAAGCACATACAATTACTGCAATTACAAGAGATTCATATACATTTGTATCAGCTGGCACAGGTAGTGCTACTGGTATTGGTGGTGGTTCGGCTATGCAAGCAACACAAAACTTAGCATGGGATACTGCTAAATCTGTATTACAAAATCTTATATTACCTGATACTGCTCAAACATGGACAATTAAAGATACAGCTCCAGGTAGTTCTACAACAATTGGATCAACTGCTGCTGCGCTTGTAGCAAATCAAGACTATACACCAGGAACACCTAAAGTTATTAAGGCAGGTGCAACTCATACTGTAGAACTTACTGGTACATTTACTACAACTACTGATTATCTATCTCCTGTACTTGATATGGAAAGATCATCACTTATTACTGTATCTAATAGAATTGATAATAGTACTGCGGTTGCTGAGACTGATCCAAGTAAAGGATCTAACCTAGCGAAGTATGTTACAAAAACAGTTGAATTAAATGAATCATCTGATACAATAAAAGTATATTTAGATATAAATCGCCCAAGTAATACATTTGTTGATTTTTATTATAAGACTGGTAATACTGCTGGAACATTTGATGCTGGAAATTGGGTAGCTGCAACACCTTCAGGAAATGGTGGTCAAGTTGCATTCTCAGATGGCACTACATATAACGAGACTGAATATGAAATTACTCCTACAGCACCGTTTACTATATTTGCTGTAAAGATTGTAATGAGATCTACTGGAACTAGTTTTGTACCAAAATGTCAAGATCTTCGTGTAATAGCATTGAGGGCATAATGAAAATACCAATTCAAGGTCATGCTGGTTTAGTAAGAGACACAAGATCGGGCGCTGTTATAAATATGAGTAGAGGCGGGGAAGAATATTCAATTAATCGTGCAAAGGTAAAGGCTGATGCAGAAAGATTAAATAAAGTAGAACAAGACGTATCAGAAATTAAAGATATGCTCAAACAATTAATAGAGAGATAATATGGCAAATACAGTTAACGTAACAACAGCAAATACCTTTGAACAATGGAGAGTCAAAACTAATGAGCTTGGTACAAAGATAGGCGATTTAGATGAAGTGACCAATAGTGATATTGGTGCAACAACTATTGTTGCTGCTGTAAAAGCACACCAAAGTATTGTTGCTGGTAGTATAACACTATCAGGTGGTGTTGAAATGACCGGTGATTTAGATTGGGCTGATAATGCTAAAATTAAAATGGGTACTGGTAATGATCTTGAGATTTACCATGATGGTTTGCATTCTCATATTAAAGATGTTGGTACAGGTAATCTTAAAATTACAGCACCTACAGTAGAATTTTCTGCTGATGTAGATATTGATGGTACATTAGAAGCAGACGCAATAACAATTGATGGTGTTACCCTTGCTGAATCGATATCTGATACTGTTGGAGCAATGG